TACCGGAACAGTTAGTGGCATTACTAAGTCGATGGTCGGGTTAGGTAGTGTTGACAATACGAGTGATACGGCTAAGCCAGTGTCTACTGCGCAACAAACAGCACTAGATCTTAAAGCTAATCTGATAAGCCCATCCTTTACCACTCCAAATATTGGGGTATCTACAGCTACATCTATAAACGGTGCTGAACTAATTTTAAGTGCATCACGTAAATTAAAGGTAGGATTCAATAATCTTGCATCGGGCGTACAATCTTCAGCATTTGGTCTATTTAATACTACATCAGCTCTAGGTTCATCGGCATTTGGTAACTACAATGGTGCATCGAATGAAGGCGCATCAGCAGTTGGATATTATAATAACGCATCAGGTAATTCATCATCGTCATTTGGAGTCGGTAATTCCGTAACAGGTTCACAAGCTTCAGCTTTTGGTTACAGCAATACCGCATCTTCACAAACCTCCTCAGCAGTTGGTTACAGCAACACCGCATCAGACGATAATACTTCAGCTTTTGGGTATCTAAATAATGCAAGCGGAATTAATAGCTGCTCAATAGGATCTCAAAACAACGCAACGAGCACTGCGGTAGGGGGCGGTGCTACGGTAGCTATTGGTTTTAGCAATACTGCATCCGGATATTATGGTGGCTCTTCTGCGATTGGGATCAGTAATTCGGCCCAAGATAGTTGTTCTGCCGTTGGATTACAAAATCAAGCAACGGGGTATTACGCTTTAGCTTTTGGTAGCGGTAACGTAGCTAGTACAGGACAACGTGCAACAGCTTTTGGTTACGGCAACACCGCATCAGCTCAAGGCACATCAGCATTTGGACAATCAAACACAGCAACAGGGAACGCCTCATCAGCGTTTGGTTACGTCAACACAGCCTCAGGAGGCGCATCATTAGCTATTGGTCGCGGCAACACAGCAGCAGGGAACGCCTCATCAGCAGTTGGATACCAAATAACCAACGCGGTCAATTATGTTCAAGAGCTAGGTTACTGGTCTGGGGCAACTCGCGGCGGTGCTGTCAGAGTGCATGGCGATGGAGCCGTTGCACTGACACTCCGCGATACCGCAACGGCTTTGGCGGATGGAGGAGCCACAGCGGGAAGTGAAGCAGACGGCACGCTCATTCGTGGTGGCTACTCAATCCGCCGCGATGGCGATGAGATCCTAATTGACATCAACGTAGCGGGAACGATAAAAACCCTCAGCCTCGGAACCGCATCATGAAACTGATTTTCAATACCTCAATGCCTCGTTCCGGTTCGGAGCTGCTTCAAGCAGTTCTGCATCAGAATCCTCAGATCTACGGATCGGCTACCAGTCCGTTGCTGGAATACCAGTATGCCGCTCGCGGTAACTATGGTTTGCCGGAAGTGAAGTCTCAAGAACCGGTTCTAATGCAGAAAGCGTTTATTGCTATGTGTTCTGGCATGGCTCAGTCGTATTATGGGGCACTCACAGATCGTCCTGTAGTCATCGACAAGAATCGTGGGTGGATGTTTTATAGCGAGTGGGTCGAACAGTGGAACCCAAATGCGAAGATGATCTGTATGGTACGCGACTTACGCTCGATTGTTGCGTCTATGGAACGCGCCTATCGCGCTAACCGCCATACGCCAGAAGGCATCGACAATCCTGCACAACTTCACAATATGACCGTAGCGCAGCGTGTGGGTCATTGGCTCAACTCGGCACCCATTGGCCTAGCTGTACAGCGCATCCAAGATGCCTTTCAGCGCAATGTAGCTAAGGACATGCTGTTCGTCAAATATGAGTCACTAACCCATAGTCCTGAAGAAGAACTAGAACGTGTCTATGGCTTCATTGACGAGTCAACCTTCGCACATGACTTTCAAAACATTGAGAAGCAAGTCTATGAAGATGACTCGCACTTCGGAATCTTTGGCTCGCACAAAGTCGGAAAGGTTTTGAAGGCTTCAAAACTCTCCGACTGGTCTGATGTTATTTCAGATCCTATCGCCAACAATATTCGGTCCAGCTTTGCTTGGTACTTCGATGCTTTTCAGTATTAACACCAACACCCCAAAACAGTAATGAACCTACTAACTAATATCGCTAATACCCCTTCGACTGATAGTCGCACACTCGACCAGAAGAAAGAGCAATGCGCCAATCGTATGAAGAGTATTGCCCAACAGCAATACACACAACTATGCCGTATGCAAAAGGAAGGCATTAACATGGTATGGAATAACCCATCCGGCCTTACCCCACAGGAGGTTTGCGACTCCGTTGAGAATAAGGCTTCTGTGCTATTTACTATCCATGGAGCGCTTACTGAGGGTATCTCCGCAATCGCTGCTGCAACCGGTATCACGCCTGACATTAGCCTACCAACTAAAGCGTTTACGAAAAATGCTGATGGAACTGTGACTGTGCTTGACACTGCATATGGGGAGTAACTATACTCACTTATTCAAACCAACTCTAATCCTGTATCCGTATGCTCGCAGCTAATTACAATATCACCTTAGACCGTGTAGCGGATTATAGCATCGTACTTACGATCCTTCAGGCTGATGGCGTTACTCCTGTGGATCTAACAGGAGTTACTGTATACGGTGAGGTACGTGATGCTAGGACTAAAGCACTAAAATTTAATTTTACATCTACTGTTACTACTCCTCTTACCGGTATGGCTACTCTATCTCTAACTTCAGTACAGACAAAAACACTACTTGCTGGTGATAGCCTGTACGAGTACGACTTCTTTGCCACAATAGGTTCCAAACTACGTAGGCTGCTATATGGTTCTTTATCTGCACGCCGTGAAGTAACTAAAGTATTTTCTTGAGGTTTAATGACCTCCTAAGTAATCCCTACCATTTAACATTATGCCTTCAGACACATACACACTCACGCTATCGGATACCGGTTATGCCAGCGTTGCTGATAATACTATCACCGCTGCCAAGTTGACAACTGACTCAGTAACTACAGCTAAAATCGCAAACCTAAATGTGACGACGGGTAAGCTGGATAACCTTGCAGTAACAGGTGCTAAGATCGCTGACAACACTATTGCCGCTGCCAAGTTGACAACTGACTCAGTAACTACTGCTAAGATTGTAGATGCTAATGTTACTGAAGCAAAAATCGGACCACTTGCAGTAACAGGTGCTAAAATCGCTAATGGCACAATCACATCCGATAAGCTAGCTTTAGGTGCCGCATCTGCTGGTGCTTTAAGTGACAATTCAGTACCACTTGTTAAGTTACAAAATCCTGCAGGAAATACAATTTTGGGAAATGCAGCTTCGGGGCCGTCCCAAGTAACGGCAATAAGCTGTACAGCAACAGGTAGGAGTATTATCGCAAGTGCCGATACTGGAACAGCTCGAAGCACTTTAGGGTTAGGGTCTATGGCTACTCAGTCTGCAGGAAATGTTACTATTACTGGAGGGACAATTACTGGAGCTACAGTTACTGGGGCTACAGTTGATCTTGTAGCTGCTACTGGAGTCCTAGATGTTACAAAAGGTGGTACTAATATAACAAGCTACTCCGTTGGTGACATCGTATATGCAAGTGGTGGGACCACTCTAGCTAAACTCGCCGCTGTCTCGACAGGCAGCGTCCTTCTGTCTAATGGTATAACCACGGCTCCAGCCTACGGAAAAGTCGATTTGACGACTCATGTATCGGACATCCTGCCCGTAGCAAATGGCGGAACGGGATCTTCTTCCGCTACCGGATCAGGTCTTGGGGTATTGCAAACAAGCCCCACTTTGGTTACTCCGGAATTGGGGACGCCTGCTTCTGGAACTCTTACCAACTGTACAGGCTTGCCACTAGCTGGAGTAACTGGAATTATTTCGGGTCAGTTTACGTGGACTACAGCTAGTGGAACATCTCATGTAGTTTCTTCAGTAACCGGATTACAATCCACATCTAAAGTTTTTGTGCAGCAAAAAGGAACTACAGCTACGGCTAAACATTATTCTATAGTAGCAAATACCGGCTCATTTACAATTTACTCTAGTGCCAGTACTACAGGAGACATTTTTAACTATTTAGCAATTCTTTAATATGCCAGTCTCAGCCCTACCTCAAGCTCCGTATCGACAGGACCGTAAGTCCTTTCCGACTCCGCTGACGACTGACGTACTCTTCAGTGAGATTCGTGAGTGTAACCGCTCCGACTTTCCGGCATACGGTACTCCACATCCTAATAAGTCCAAATGGCCCCACCATAAGCTGATCTTCATCAAGCCCGTTGACATCGAGCGTAATGAAATCTTTGAGTTCTTCTTTGCGGCAGATCGGGAAAATCAGGACCTTTACAACTTCTCTTCTGGCTACCGAAATATTGGAGGTCAGCGTGAGTTCAAGATTGTTGTGCGTGAGTACGTTACTCTGAGGGAAGACTTTAACGCTGCCGTTCCTGCGTTCAAAGCCCCAATGCCCAATATCCCAACAGGGGTATTTGACGGTGTGTCATACTTCTTCTTTGATAAGCAGCAGAAGAAGACGGATCAGCCAGAACTAGATTCATTGTACGTGATGGAGTCTCATACGTATGTTGAATCAGCACTGATTAACAACAAGATTTCGTATCAAGCTCAGACTTCTGATCTTACTCCAGAAAAATTTAGGTATGCTCTTCCGAGGGTAACGACTGAAAGTATCGTTCAAGGTACTGCAGCAGTACCATCACTCAGTGGGGACCTCCTAGTTGCTTCAGAGGATCAGTTTAATCCAGATGTTAAGGTTGTAAAAACTGTCTCCGGACCTAGGCCAACAAACTCGGTTGTCCTATCTGGAACGCGATCATACGTAGAATCTACGAAAGCCATTGTAGAGGAGACCCTATCCAGATCCCCAATCGAAGCAGATACTGGTTTGCTTGTTGCGCAATCTACTGTATCCCCTTTAGGAAACGGTGACTATATCAAGGAGACTGTACGTGTTGCTGAGTGGCCCGCACTTGTTTCCTCAGTCTGGGTTCCGGATATAAACGCTCAAGTCAAATCTACGGAACAATTTATTGCACCAACTGCTGTTGATATTACAGCACCTAATACGTCGTATAAGGCTGTTAATAAGGATCGTACATTACAAACTGTAACAGAAGTTCCTGTTAACGTGATGTCGAACTTTATGATGTCCTTTCCATCACGTATGGATATCCCTCTGCCGAACGTACTAAAAAGTCTTAGCGTTGTATGGAATAGTGATTCTGCCGTAGGAGAAAGTATTGGGGATTGGAATGGCTCGGCGACAGGCAGTAGTTACTCATTGAGTGGATCAGAAGGGTCTACGGCCACTAGCACTGCATCCGTAAGGCCAGAATTGATTGTAGATATTCAACAATCATGGGGCTCCAATATCCCTGTTACCATTCAAGCATTCTTTTTGCCAATGGTGAACAACTCTATAACAAGAGAAGCTATTATGAATAGATTGGGCGTACTTAATGAGTGGCCCGTATTTAAGCCAGTAGCTCATACCATTGTATTGAAAGGGGCTAAAGTATCGGTAACTGCAAGAGCACAAGGGAGTGCTGCTATTAAGTATTCTCTAGAAGCTACTATGGTAGAGGAGGGCACTACTAAAGGACAAGACCATGATATTAGCATGAATACAAACGCTGTAAGTATTCCAGCTACTATTCATGGTGCTATAGCGTTAGATGAAACTTCAAGAGTTGTTAATGTACAGGCGAGCGCTGCAGCAGATTGGAATGGCTATAACTTTCCTTCTGTACACGTCCATTCAGTTGCCGATTCAGCGGCAAGTGGTAGTGTGTATCCCACTGCATTAGCGGCAACATCTCCATCAAGTATTCCAGATAGTGGGCTTTATATTATGCGTACAACTGTAGAGCCTTACAACTGGGGCTGGGCAAAGTGTACTGCTGTCATCCTAGATGCTAGTAATCTACGTTAAATCTTATGAATAATCCGGCAGATAAGGCCAATAAAGCACTAGGGTTTTCAACCTCAATGAAAGGGGTGAGTGCAAATGCATCTGGAAGCCAAGGAACTAAAGTAGTATCTAATCCTACAACTAGAAGTAAGGCTAAAGAAGCCGCAAAGGACTTGGGAATAAAGGTTAATCCGAAAGCATCAACCAAACAGATACAATATGCGGTAGCCGTAGCGGCTGAAAGGAATAAGGGATTTCAGCAGGCAGTGGCGGAAGCCGCCAAAAAGAATCCGGATTTCCATGCCGAACTAGGCAAGATGATTAAGGAGGCTGTTGCCGATATAAATAAGGGAGTCCCTGCAGGTGTTGTAATCGGAGGTGCTACTGATCCTAAAGTAGTAAGCAATAGGACTCAAGATCCTTCTAGTAAACCTCAAAATGATCCAGCTAGGAGGGCTACTGAGAGCAAGTTTATGATACCATTCTATGCGTACAATAGCACTACTGGCAAAGTAGGCATAATAAACTTAACGGCGGAAACTGGATTTGCACCATTAGTTACCTAATGCCTGATACCGTATACCAGCTTATCTGCCCGAAGAGTGATTCGGTTACGAAGTACTCGTCTATTAACATTGATAACTTGTCGGACTTGTTTCCCGAAGAGATTACTACACGTTTTGAATATTCTGCTTTTGAACGCATTTCATGGCGAGTAAAGAAATTCCCAAAGGGGGTTGAGGACTTTACTGATTGGATGTGTCGTGCTTCTGAGATTACAGAAAAGAGAGATATTTACTATTTTCCATCTGATGGTAGTGCTGCATTTGATGTCCCTGTGTTTTTTGATACAGAAACATACGTGTCTTCAGTAGATCCAGTTGCTCCGAAATCACCACTACCGATTCTACGGAGCAATATTGACTATGTCCCCTATAATTCCGAAATACCTTTAGGTGATCCTAAGATTAAACACAAAGGCAACAGCGACTTTTCGATGGGCGGCTCCATTGATCTCTACGATTCTTCACAGCCTTTCTTGAGTTCGTTGGCCGCGACGACGAGTGACCCTCAATTCGACTATCAAAAATCTGGGCCGACAGGTGAGGGGTTCAATATATGGCCATCAAGAGAGACAATCCGTATGTTTCTTTTTAAGGGAGACTTTTATGTTGCAGTTCCTTTTAGATACTATACTGATCACACATACATAATCGAGTTCGATTTAGAAGTCAGCTATAGAAAAATAAAGGTGACGCTATTTACTCGTACGGCTGAATTTTCCGGAGCTGGCGGTATTTCTGAATACACGATAACCAATACCTTCGCTTGACTTTCTAATCAGAAACTGTACTATTTCTTGCACTCTTAATATCCACCTATGAAGACCCCAGCCCATACAAAGTCAAAGCTTCAAGTCGCCTACTTACTTAGTAAGGTAAGTCCACTAAGTCCAAAGCAGGAGAATAAACTGAAGAAGGAACTTCATTCTGGTGCAGTAAAGGTCAAGTCCAACTCCAACTCTAAGTAGAACCATGTCAGCGTACACCCTTAGTCAGTTATCCGCTATGCTCAACACTTACGTTGAGCCAGATGGCAGTTTTGCATCAAGCCTGAATCAGGTATTGGCTCGAATTTACAATATGGGCATCTATCGGGATCTGACTGTGCAATACAGTCTACCGGTACAGGATGGGTGTATTACCCTACCTGATGATGCGCACTCCGTACTGCATACAATGGTTGATGGGCAGCCTGCTCCTGTACGTTCAATCTGGCAGGACTTCAAATCAATTGGGATCGGTAGCATATCCGGTAACCAACTGATCCTAGGCGGACTTATTGATGCAGGCTTTTCACCAATACTAAGGCTTTTCGGTACTCCGACAGATAATCTGTATGTAGGAAGTGACACTGCATATCCTTATTTCTCTGAAGGTGCCGGAGAATCCATTAGTATTATAGGAACAGATGGTACAAAAACATATGCTAGTTTTAATACTTCAGGGCAGTTATCTTTTACTGTACCAATTACAGATATCATTAGTATCCAATATAGTGGCCTAAGGCGTCCTTATACTATTGCAAAGGACGGTGGTGTTTCTATTTTAGCTACTGTTGGTCCCGATTCTGGTGTAACGCGCTACCGCCGATTTAGGGTAACAGGCGGGGTTGATGGTACGACTGTGGTGCATGTGCTGTGCAAGCGTGCATTCCAGATGCTTAATAACGAGGATGACATCTCTTACGTCTCAAATATTGGGGCAATTAAGCAGGGCCTATTGGGTCGGCTGATGGAGGACAATGGAGACATCGAACGCGCACAATACCATTGGAATCAGTGTATGCTACTAATGGAAGAGGAAGTTAATTCGAGTAGAGGCGCTGCTATCCCTAGGCTAAACATCGACCCTTACGGAACTGGAATGATGAATCGTTTATACCAACAGTACTAATGATCGTATGCACTCCCACTAAAGAACAACGAGACCAAGCCCATTTAGAGGCTAAGACTATGGGTCCGTTATACAACTCCTTCACAAGAGGGGGCGGTAACGATATTGGCATGATGGGAGAGATTCTAGTCCATGAGCTTATCGGTGGATTGCGCGTAGGTACTTCTAATTTTGCCTACGATCTAATCGCACCGAATAAGACTACCATCGACGTCAAGACAACCAAAGCTATGAAGGTGCCGGAACTTCATTATGTGGCTAGAATTTACGGTAAGGAGTCTGATTTAGAAAAGATTGGTAGTAAATGTGATGTCTACTATTTTGTCAGGTGTAATCCACAACTAACTTTTGCTACAGTCATCGGCTGGATTCCAGCAAAAGAGTTCATTAAACGCGCAATCTTTCTACCAAAAGGCAACGTGGACCCGAGCGATGGAAAACTTTCCTTTGCCGATGAGTTCACGTTGCCTATCTCAGAGCTGTATCCGCCATCCGTTAAGATGACGAAGAAGCGGATTAAGGGTTAGAAGTCTTCCCCCTTGTCGATATCGTATACAGGAGACATATCAATCTCCCATACCTTACCACCACCATCACCCTTGCTACGTACAGGGCGAATAGTTTTGTTGTGCTTACTGACCTCTTCTAATACCGTCATACCCCGACGGACAAACTCAAGGTTATTCGAGTTGCCCACACTGCGTCCGGCATTGGCATCATGTAACGATACTGTGAACTCAGTAAGTGTTCCGCGCCACTTGCCAGTTGGTAGGTGCTCACGAACCTTCTTACTGAAGAACTCCACCATTTCGGCAATAGCACTGCGCGAGCTATTATCGTAGGATGCCGCTTCGATAAAGGAGTCGATATATGTCTTCACTCCGAAGCGACTAGAATCCGCTACCATAACCGGAACCTTCCAATCTAGTAGCCAACGTAGGAAATAGGGCATCTCATTTGCAATGGTGGTCTCCACAAAATCATTCGATCCGAACTTTGACTTATGTGCTTCATTGATGCGTAGGGCGATGATCTTATCCCGATTGCTGCTATCTAATGACGGCAGGGCTGCAAGCGAGTTGGCGTCTAAGTTAAGAGACATCATGACTCGACCGCTCCACGGCAGCGGAATTGCATCGGCATACTTGGCATGGTACTCAAGCCTCGGATTCGCAACACATCGTTTGGTAAGCTCAACGAACTTGCGCTGATCTGCATACGTTGCAGCCGCAGTTTGGTCGTCGATAACCCAAGCAGCAGCACCGCATAGGTCCTTATTGAACGATGTCTTGCCGGACAAGTAATCGGATGCATCACTAAACCCACCAACGGAACTCCCGATAATCTTATTTGTCAGTAGTGTTTTGCCGTAGCCAGTTGGGCCTAAGATAAGAAGTAGCTGGCCCTGATCGAGGCGATGGGTAAGCACTGCATTGTAGAGCCGTTGATACCATGCAAGGAAGTACGGTAGTGTACTGTCGCCGTTATCATCATCAGCAAAGAAGTTGGTAATGAACTTATGCATCCAAGGCCAGTTGGAGATATCCCCATTATCTGCAGGCTTAATTGCAGTAGACCGACAGTTATTCAAGATCTTGCGACCGTTGAACGTAACGACTCGATCCGATGAGAATACTACCGGTGCGACTTCTTCCACACGACAGTCGTTGGAGATAGAAAGGATAGCCTGCTCTACTTCAGAAATGCATTGATTCTTCTTCGTTTTATAGGAGAAGCCAGCCTTTCGGAGTTCGAGGATCAACTGCTCTTTCGGAATGGTGACAGGCCCGCCGTCCAATAGCTTGTAGAAGCTTTTACCATTGAACCAATACTGGTCAAGGATAGTAGACAGTTTCTTGTTCTCAAACTTATCGATGAACGCCTTGCCTAGAATCTCACGCCAAGAGACAAACCCCTTGCCCGCACGATCTGAGTAGCAAATTATGCCGTCTTCCCTTACCTGACAACCGTCGCGGTCAATGCCATCGTCGATCCAGAATAGTGGACCACGCGCACCAACAACGAAGTCACCGTTCCACCGATTAGGGAAGCGGCTAAGTACTTCAGTAGCAATCTCATCAATAGGGATATTGGTATCCGTTGTGCTGATTGGTGTATCATTAGCCGCCTTTAGTAATAGTGTCCTAGCAAAAGCTATTGGGATGGTATCACCTATACGGGCCCAGTTGGTACCAATCTCAAAATACTGAGTTGGCTTGAGGCTAGTCTTATCGAATCCGGCAAGCAGTAGGCTCGCCTTCAGCGCGTCGCTTAGCCGCTTCAGGAAAGCGGGAGCCAGATCAGGAGAGATAGGTAGCACGCCATCAAACTCCCACACCAATCGGATGTAGCCGGAATACGTACGGGAGCGCCATGTGGGCATAGGCGCACCATCGCAACGTACCTTTAGAATCTCGTCTACCTTATTCCAGTCAACCTCTACGTCATCATAGTCTGCTACAAAGCCATGTATTTTATTAACAGGGTTATCTGTACTTACTCTGGCATTTGGTGAGTCACCTTCCGCCATCGAATAGAAGCAATGATCGGTGGATTCCTTTGCGCACCACTCTCGGTACTCGGCCTTACTGGCAAATACAGGAGTTGCTTTAGAGAAGGCGGATATATCGTCAGTTGCCGCCACGGTGACAGCCCTGCTATTTTTAAGGTATCGGTATTTCATTTTGAGTATAGGTCAAGGATATGTCCTTCGGCAGCAACTGGAATGTCTGGTATCCACTCAGGAGGTGTATGCATAATCTCTAGGATCTTAGCGAGAGCCCGTTCGGCGTCAGCTTCCGGCACTTCACAAACAACTTCATCGTGAACGTGTAGGATAATCGGGAATCCGGCTGCGTCAATGCGAAGCATCATATCTGAGAAAATATCTCTGGCTAATCCTTGAGACATGTTTTCGGTTAAGACGCCGCCCCAGAGTCCAAAGTCTCGCAACTGCCCATTGCGCACCAACTTACCAAAGTAGGCGAAGCGGGTCTTGCCATTTGAACCGGTAGCCTTCATCCGGCGAATCTTACCATAACGGAGTGAGCGGCCAACAGGCAGATCAATTGCGAGCGGAATGCCGAGCGATTCCGCCATTGTAATGTCGTTATCGAGTTCCCCCCAATAATTCGTCACAGACTTCATACGGTCACGGTAGATCTTAACGCTAGCCATCGCCTCCACCAGCTCAACGCCACTGAACTTTGAGAACTTATCAGGTCCCATTCCGTAGCCGCACCCTAGCACGATTGATTTAACCTTATGCCGTAAACGGGTTCCGTTTGCCTTGTCATACGCTCTCAGGTCGCCGTTTGCCGGATCATGTAAACCTAGTAAGACACCGAAGGCGTGATAGATATCATCGGATTCCGCGATAAGCTGCATCGCTTTCGTGTCCTTCGCTAGCCAGCAAAGGGTGCGCACTTCGATTTGCGATAGGTCAACTACGATCAGCTTGTTCCCATCCTTTGGCTTAATCATATGTCGGAAGTTCACACCGAACATCTCGTCCCTCGGTAGGTTCTGTAGGTTGAGATTACCCCCACTACCGGAAAAGCGTGCTGTTGGATTAGCGCCACAGTACATTAGCCCACCATAGTACCGCCCATCCGGCATCGTTCCAGCCTCAAATGACTCCAGTTTCCGGAGAAAGGCATTGATTCGGCGATATTGTTGCACGGCTCTAGCCCAAGGGCATGCTTGTTGATGCGCGGCGAACCATGCGTCAGCCTCCTCACTGTCGGCGGCAAGTGATGATGGCGGTACTATGCCTTGTATTCTGCATTGCTCATTGAATGCCTTACGGCTTAGTGGTGTGAATCCATTCTTAATCCACGGGATAGCATTCTCCGCGTCGAATAGCTCTTGCTTGATAAGCCCTAGGTTTTTGGCTAATAGGTCACCGTCAATAGGTAGGCCCCTCTGACCGACCTTTCGGTTCATATGACTGATCCTGCGCTCCGACTCAGGCCACTGCCCATTAAGATTCTGCCATAGCTTTAAGCAGAGTTCAGCGTCTAGGAGGGCGTATTCTGTGACTTCCTTCTGGAACTCCTTTGTCATATTCTCCCATCGCTTACTCTTCATATTGTCGCGAGTGGTCTTAGTTACTGTAGTATCTAATACTACAGAAGCTGCATTCTTGAGGGAACGCGGTAGCCCCAAGAAGGCCACCATATCGGCAGTGCAGTGGCAGTCAAAATCTACTTTAGGATACCAGCCAACCTCAACTCCATAAAGGTACAACGATTCGTCGAAAGAAGCATTGTGCATGATAACGGTGTTTCCCTGTAGGGAATGCCAATCGAAGTCTTTTGGGTGGCCCGCGTATCGGTATCCGTTGTCCCCGATAACGGTGACCATATAGGCATCGAAATCGGGATGAGAGAAGTAGCCCCTAGGTCCGAGGGTGGTGATAGAACAATCGCTATCGTAGTAGGACTCAAAGTCAAGAGCATAGGTAATCATGTTAAATTATTTTTGGTATTAAGCGTAAAGAAACCCTGCACGATACACTGTTAAGGTGTATCGTGCAGGGTAAGGTTTAGTTTAAGCAGGCTCCAGATTAAGATCTAGTTCCAGTTGAACCTCTTCGTTAGCTGACTCCTTATCGCGACGAGCAATATCATTTTGAATTGCCTCAATAACGAGGACCAATGAGGCGCGCGACTCAGACATTACTTCAAGTTTATCACGAAGCTCCAAAGTACTTTGGTCCATCTTAGTGATAATGTCCCATAGGGATGTGAGTTGATCGTGCAGGAGGTCAGTTTGTGAGCGTAGTAGTGTCATATTATTTGGAGGATTTGGTTAGGATTTTAGCAAACTCAGCGGCATCGGCAGGAGCTTCAAGCTTTGTAGCCGTAAGCGTTGGGACGTACCATGTGTACTTGCCCTTTGTCATCGCTTCAGTACCGAAGTTCCAGAAGCGTGATGCGACTGGCACATTTGGATTGAACGACTGGAAGGTGAACAAGCGTTTGTATGTGAGGCGATAAGCATCCTTCTGAACTGTGATACGCCCAATTAGGTAGTTATTATCTCCAATCGGATACGGGAACAACGTATCATCGTCACCAACTTGTGGGATGAGGAAGATGATTTCCGCGAACTCGATGATTTCATAGGTACTTGATTCTGCGAGTGCGTTTGCTTCAGACTGCGTATTTGCATACTTGGGCATGTACTCATCACCGAATGGGACATTCTCCTTCCACCGTTTGGTGGCCCCCAAAACGATGACTGGAGCCTTTTGTTCGGCCTCCAGCAAGACAGAGTCCTGATCAATAACAACCGAACCAACAGGCCCCTTAATTTCCGACATCTTTTGGATGACGTTCAAGCGGGGGATATCAATATCCTGCGAGTTAAACGCTAGGCTTTGTGGTTCACTTGCAATAGCGAGTGCTTCAGTTGGGACAACTTCAGCTTCAATGTTCTGTACTGTTTTATTACTCATGGTTTCAATTTTATGTTTCTGATTTCGTTGTTGCTTGTGCTTGATAGCGGGGACAACTGTAACTCCCGTTTGCCTCATTTGGAGGAAAGTGTGTATCGTGTAGGGCCAACCGCGACGACGCCCCTAGTAATAGCCTCTTGCTCAAAATTGTCAACAATAAATGTTTTTTTTCCTTTCGGGGCCTTATCGTACAAGGCTCCACTTAGTTGATTGAGCGTAAGATCTGCGGCTTCGATGACTTCGTCTAGGCCCAATCCGTGCTCTATGGCTAGCTGAGCAAGGTGTTTTTTATTCATCGTCTTCTTCAGTGCGCCCATTGATTTAAGCTTGAGGGCACTAAATTCTGTACCAGATTTCGCCATCTCGGTAACCTTCATCTTGATTCCGGCAGACCAGCTATCCACAATCTTGGCTACCTTGTAGAGCTGTTGAAGCACTTCTGGGTCATCAAGATCACCTTGTCCGATTGGGCCTTCCGGTATCAGGTCTGGCTTATAGCGACGGGCTATCTCAATTACGGCACCGCCTAAGGCAGGACAATGATCCTCATGTCGGCAGAAGCGGCAATTGGTAGATGCGGTAAGGTCATCCATATCCATTGTCTTTGCCGCCCATTTCAAGCGGGTTGTTTCAGCGGCACTGATTACGTCCGAAATCTCTTTACGTAGTGCAGCTACTTCGCTTCGATCAAATTTACCAACAAGAAACTCATCCCGCTTAGGGATTAAGAAAGCAAAGTGGATTACGTTTAGGTGCGGGAACATCTGGAACGTAGCTAGAACGTAAGCCTTGGCCTGCCAGTTATCCCTAGGCTCATCAATCTTGCTGATGCCCGTCTTATAGTCAATCTGCAAGCCGACATCGCCCTTCCATGCAACGATATCGGAAGTACCAAAGGTTGGCGTTTTGCAATCAAGCTCAAGAGTGAGGCGCATCTCCCGATGGATTGTCACATCTTCGGTTCCGCCAAATACGTTATCAAAGGTTTCAAGCTCCTCTGCAAGCATGCGATCGTAGATGCGGACTTCTTCTTCAGATTGAAGCGACGAGATATCGCGAACCTCAAGCGCTTCATGGATACGGGTACCCATTTCGGCTGCTGGATTAGTTCCTTCATTACCATGATAGCCAGCACAGGTGGCATAGTATTTGAGGGATGATGGGCCAAACTCTGCGTGTGCTCGTTCGGAATGGTCTACGGTAGTGGGGGTCTGTGTCATATTAGTGTTGTTTAGATTTTGGTTTGCTATCGTTATCAATGAGGGCTTTGAAGTATTGATTGGAAGTATCGTGATGCACGATAATTCCTTCCGGATTCATGAATCCTTTTGCGGCAATACTGCCTTCAATTTCTAGCTTTCTCATAGAGTTTTTTGCTACCTCTGTCGAGAACGATCCGTTGAATAATACCGGCACGACGTGGCAACAGGATGGTGGGTGCTCTGTAGACTTCTGTTCAGCGTTAGGGTTGCTATTTGGAATTACACACGTTGGTTTACTGTGCTCCGTCCAGCGATGGGTATTGAAGAGGCTAAAGCGTTTCTCCTTTAGACCGTAGTTTCGTTGGATGCCCTTACCCCACCACTCTCCAAAGTGATGGCCCTCACCTAGACCTACTAGCTCAGCGGCAGTGGCCCATACCCAAGATGCAAAACCGTAATTATCATTAGATGGGTTTATCCAACGGTTACGAGAACCTGCTCTAATATTCCAAAGTTTTCCGAGGGCGTCTTTTGCAGTAGTATAATACTCTTGGTTTCCATCATCCTCCATTGGGTCATAGATAAAAATGCTAGAGTTGGTGCCATCAAGCTTTTCGGTAATCGTCATTTTCCGATATAGACGTGGAATTTTTTTGAAGGGTTGAAATACAAGTGGGTAGTTAGTGTCAATCATGTTATTTTTTGGTTTGTGTATTAGTATTTTTAGTAGTCATAAAGTCACTTTTTCGCGTAGTTCTCTACGTAGTTTCCCACATCCTGCACGACAGCATCCGTTATCGGCTCCAGCAATATATCTGGAATGGTGTTCGGTAAGATACCACCACCCTTCTGAATGAGTACAGCATTCTTCACACGGTTTACCATGGTTGCGGTCATACCAGTAGTATCCCTTTCCACCACAAACTGAACAAGGTATCGTCTCAGACTGGCGTTCAGCTAATGTTTTACTTTTCATTTTAGTTTAACCTTGTCCATTTTCAGCTTCCAAATGCGTACGTCGTCGCGGATCAGTTCATCAGTGAGGGGCAAATAGACATAATGCTCGCCGTTGTATCTGCACCCACAAGAATATCTGGCGATGCTAAATTGAGTTTGGCTAACATTCGTAATTACAAACGGAGTTTTTTGATGTAGCGGGCATTTCTCCAACCCATCGAGGGCCGAACAAGGCGCGTCATCCGACGCTCTATCGCTTTTAAGTTTCGTTTTCATGACTGTTCATTGGTGTGCGGCTGCGCTTTTGCGTTCGGCAAACTATCCGCGATGTCGCGGAGGAGAATTGCCCACTTTCGGCATTGCTCTCTGGAGCGGCGGGCGTAGCCGATCACCTCCATCCTATCCCGCAGCGTGGTAGATTTCGAGAATTCCCAATCGTCCGCGTCGCACGATGGCATCTCGTCGGTTGTAAGCATTTTGGCAGCCAGCACGATCAGCACATGCCGAAGGATAATCGCTGCCGACGCTTCGGGCTTGGTTGTTTCGTTGTTTGGCATTTATTTCGTTTCGCGTTGCGGATGTAGTGTCGCCAGAGAAATACGCTTTTTCTCCATAATGTCAATAATTTTTTCTTCAATTGTTTTTGAGGCAACCAGAATTCTTTGTACTGCAGGGCTTTTAGCTCCTGCCCGATGCACGCGACCCAACACTTGAATGTAGTCTTTGACGTTAAATGTGGGCGAAATTAGTGTCATTCTAGGGTGACCGCCGACAGTATCGTGTAGAGAGACCCCTACACCACCTGCCGCTGTATTACACAAAATCACGTTGGTTTGATTCGTTTGAAATCGGCTGACGTTACCCTCACGCACAACATCGCTTTGTCCGCCGACGATTACCGAAGCGTTGGGGATAGCGTCGGCAAGCGCTTTAATAGTATCTGTAAAGTTTACAAATACCGCAACGCTATAGCCTTCAGCGCAGGCATCCGCTACCATATCCAGTATGTCTGGAACCTTTGCAGCTTCCGCCAACTGACGAGCACGTAGCATCTCAACCAGTACATGGGGTGAGGCCGCACCATCTTCGAGATACCGCTCAACAATTTCTGGAGTGATGCCGTGCTCCTTATAGTATTTTGCAATACTAGACAGTGAGGCAAAGGCTAAAGGCTCTGTAATTACATGGTTCTCGGTAAAGGCATCCGGTAGATCTTTATGGGTAAGACGGGTACAGTTGGTGCTATAAAGGATATCAGCCAACGGTTTAAGTTTAGCTACTGGGCCAGCAACCCATTTATTCCACGGGTCTCGTTTGCACCCAAAGCCCATCATCCATGACACCCATCCCTTTTTAGTTGTATCAGGTCGCTCTAGTGCGTGTAGTCCTAAGATAAACCCAATGGATCGCATCTCAGTTGGGTCTTGGCAAGCAGTAGCAGATAGGAGCAGGTTGTAGTGGCCAGCCTGTTTAGCTGCAATGAGCATCTTACTGTTCTGGCTGAAGGCTGCTTTGCATTTGTGGCACTCATCCCAAATGATTAGGCTCTTTTCTGGTAGTGCCCAACTGAACGTCTTGATTATCTTTTTGCCCCTTACAAAGGATCGCATAGCAAGCACAGGGCTTCCCTGCTTCAGCTTCTCATAGTTAGTGACAATAATAGGAACAACCCCAACTTCAGCGAGCTCGCGTATCCAGTTTGGAATGACAATCTTCGGGCACACGATGACTACGGGCATGCCCATCTCCATTGCAAGGTGCGCAGAAATTACTGTCTTTCCAACTCCTGTATGGCTGGAATCAAGCGCGCCTCCGTATTTAGTAAGCGCACTTTTAAGAAAGTCAACAGACTCTCGTTGTTTAGGAAAAAGCGTTTTCATATTTACCATAACGCTTTCGCGATGGCGATGGCCAATTACCCTCGTCATCAGGTAGCTCATCTTCCTGTTTATCCAGCCAGTTTTGTGGTTTCACGTTACGGTCATCCTGCAACGTGCCGCAGTGATCTGCGTCCAGAAGGATGTTACAGCTACAGGCAACGTGTGCCAGATGACTGATACCGGATTCCGGATCAAGGGTTTCTCCATCGCGCCATGCGTTAAGGTGGCGCATGATGGCGTTGACGTAGGTGCTGGCGCATACTCCGGTTTCGCGCCAGTTGAAGGGTCCGTATTTTTCTGCGCCTAGCTTATGCACCCATGCGGTTTGCTCCATTGCATAAGGTGGAATCAGTGCGAGTGGCGTCTTGAGTGCGCCTGCTGCGCCTTTGGGGTCATTTCTTGTTTGTGCGTTCATAGTTATAATCAATTCTTTTCTTTTAATTTTAGACAATCCACCAATCCTTTAAGATAGCATGGATGAAATTCTAGGTCTTTTCCGTTTATGTTTAGTTCAATCATAGTGACAATATAGTTTTTAATATCATAATGAAGAT